AAACACGAGATACATTTTCTACTTGATCTAAAGAAAGTTGCCTAGCCTCTATTAACGCGTCAACCTCCTGATTTAACTCTTCAACCACTTCTGCCGCTTCTTTAGCTTTATTTACTTCAGTAAATATTCTTCCGTTGCCGGGATGAAAATGTAAAAACTTTTGAAGCACTTGATTGTTTTTAGGAACGGATAAGAATCCCATGTCAAAAATTATAGGCTCTAGAATTGCAGTGTCATCTTGTTCGTCCTGAAAAGGAGAATTTTGATTTCTTGCATATCTTAATGGTTTATTGATTCCTTTTTGCTCATCAAACCACAATAAAGGAAATCTTTGGGTATGTCTAGCTGACAGTATAAAAGATAACGGTGCAGCATGTCTAGTTAATTTGTAGATCTTATCTACATATACGGGTGTATTTTTCATTTGATTAGATTTAATTTGATATTTATAATAATAATGGGGGCTTTTACACCCCCATTAAACTCACTCTATTACTCTTGGAAGATAAAGAAGTTGTTAGCACCTAAAGTACAAACAGCTCTTTCAGACAAGAAGTTTACTTGCATGTTATCAACATCACTAGTTGCAGCACCACCGGCAGAACCAGTAATCCACGTTTTGTAACGTCTGTCTTCAGTTTCTGAAGCTCTAAAACGAACATGTAAGAAAGGTCTCTTAGCATTCCTACCAAGGACTTGGTCATAAACACTTGTTGATCCAGCTGGTACAAGTAGTCCGTTTACACGTCCTGATCCTGCTCCTGTTGGAAGTCCACCTCTCATAGTTGGGTCATTTAAGTATTTCCAGTCAGACTTGTAAAAGTCGTAACCTCTACGGAATCCTGTGAAACCTAAATTTAACGCCATCTCTTCATCGTTGTCAAAAAGACCATATGAAGTACCACATGCTCCGTAAGAGTTTTGTGCCGCTAACATATCATCAATATCAAAAGCAAATTGACGATCAACGAATAATACGTTTTCTTCAATAGCTCCTTGCTTGTCAAGACGACTAATTACATTGTCAAAGTCAGCTAATACGGCTGGGTTTCCACCATCCCATATATTACCTCTTTGTTGTACAACATAAAAGATACCGTCTGACCCACCACCATTAGGTGCAGCTCCGCCATCTCCTACTGCTGTTGCAGCAGTTGATCCTGTTTCAGCAGGTACAGCTTCTATCATTGCAGTTTCTAAATAGTCATCAAAACGTAATCTTGTTTCATGCTCAGATTTTAAATACCATAAGTATCCAGTTCCGCCATCTTCAGTAGTGATCTCTACCCATCCAATTTGCGCCATATCTGAACCAGATACTGTGTAAGTATCTTTTAAGATAATTGGCTTGTTGGAAAAAATAAAGTCATTAGCTTCAAGAGAGCCTGCCATTCCAGCAGTACCTTTTCTAAATTCTGATCCATATATAAAGATTGTAACATCTGAATTTCCAACCCCTGTTCCTGCAGCAACTAAACCAGCCGCTTCGTAACATGCAACAGTAAATTGTCCTGCGCCTCCGGCTCCATTAGCCACAGCCGTAACAACTGCTTTATTCATTCCACTACCACCATTTTGTACAATAGCAACTGTTTGACCAATTCTTACTACTTGATTAGCAGTTGCGGGGTCTATTACATCGTTTACTTGAAACGTTGGGTTTCCCGTACCAGCTACCGCTGCAGTCCCTACTTGTGTGTATTTAGTGTGTAGTCTACCTTGTTCTGCCCATTTGATAAGGTCAGAGTTAGTAGGCATCTCAGCCCCTACCATACGTAGGAATGAAGAGATTGTTCTATTTCCATAACGCTCAAATTCTTTTTCATAAGTATCGGGTAGATACTGATTTAAAAAGTCAAAGTTTGTTATGTAGTTTTCGGTTGTCGGAGTCCTTTCGGAACTCGGCGTCAACGCAAAAGTTGGAATTATATTAACTTGTCCAGCCATAATTTTAATTTTAATTTATATTAAGTTCGTTTTATACTTTTAATTCGCAACCCTCTACTTGATGGTTGAGAAACTGATTTAACTTGAAATCCTCCTTTTGTAGAAACTTCTGGAGCTGTACGTTCACTCATATTTATATTCTTAGTCTTACGTATAACGCTTTCCGTTGCTGTGGCTTGCCCTTGTTCGTAAAAGAACTGAGCAAACTTTTCAGGATTCATTGCAATCGCTAATGACCTGTGGTATCCGACAGGATCTACTAAAAGACCTTTCTCGTCCATAAATTTTTTCGCAAAATTTAACGGCGTGTCTTGAGCTTTTCTTAAATCTGCAGAACTCCCAGGAGTATAAACCACTTCATTGTCATTTAGATTAAACTTAAAACCTTTAAATTCAGATCCAAATACCTCATTAGTTTTTTTGCTAAACCAGTCTCTTTGGCGACTAGCTTCTTCCTGTTGGGTCTTTGCGGTATTCACATATTGCCTATATGCTTCTAATTCTTGGGTAGCAGTAGCTGAACTTTCTCTTGACTCAAGAGGCTGTTTGTATAATTCCTGCTGTTCCCTAAAGAACTTCTTAGCTTTGGCAATAATTTTTTTCTTTGCTAATTTTAATTTTTTTATTTCTGCAGGCTCCATTATTTCCTCATCAACATCATAATCTTCCATCATCGAATCAATATCTTCTGAATCTAATCCTTCTTCGGTTGCAGTTAAATACTCTTTTAGCAAAGAGTCAGGGTTCATGGATGAAAAATCTCTTTGTAATTTTACATAATCTTCAATTCCTCGCCCTGTTTCTTTTTTATACTTAAGGAAAGCGGCTACGTCTTCAGATAAAGGCTCCGACTCTTCTCGTCTAGACTTTAACTCTTCTAAAGAATCTACCGACTCTCCCCATCTTTTTCCAATAAATGAAAGAACTTCTTCCTCTGTTAGTTCAGAGGCGTTTATTTCTTCAGGCTCCGATACTTGCGCATCTAGCTTTTCTACATCTTCTTTTTCTTTAACCTCTACTTCTTGGGAATCAACATCTTTAAAAACAATCTTCTGTTGAGAGTCTTTATCTTCGCTTTCTTCCTCTTGCTTGTGTTCGTGTTTATCTAACAGCTCTTGTTCAATTTGCTGTTTTGACTTTTCCACAACATCTGTTACTTCTTTTACTTTGATTTCCATTTGATTAGATTTGAGTTATTACAAATTTACGTAAAAATATAATATACTTTTTGCTACCTAGGATTGAACTCTGCTAGATCAAAACCGTCTAAAGAATCTTCATTAGACTCAAAATTTTGAGGAGGCAAATTGTTTTTTCTTTGAGAAATTAATTTAGATTGCTCTGTGTTTTGCTGACTTATTCTTTCGCTTTTAGCGGTTTCTCTTGCATTTTCTCTACCAGACAATTGCGATTCAGTAATACCTTGTAGTTGCATATTATAACTAAACTCTTGCTGCATAAGTTGAGCTTTAAGCTGAGCCTCTACTTTACTGCGTTCAATTTCCATTTGCATCTCGCCTTGCTTATATTTTAATTTAGCTTCAGTTTCTAAATTAATCTTCTGCATAGCTACCTGTCCCGCCATTTCCTGAGACTTTAACTGTTGTTGTGACATCATAGCCTGCTTTTGCATATCCCGCTGCTCATCTTGTTCTTGCTTAGCTTTACGTTTTACTTTTAACAATTGATTTGCTAGTTTAAGATTTTTTATTTCTCTAATATCAATTGCATCTTCTAAGTTAATGTCTTGTTTGGATAAAGCCATTTGAATGTTTTGCTCTAATAATGCTTTTTGTTCTTCGTCTGGAGATAACTCTATAAAAATACCAAAGTCATATATATATAAATCCGAAATTTCTCCCAATATACTAACGTTAAATTTTCCTATTTTATTAATAAAGTCATCTTTAAAGTCTGCATACTCTAAAATATCAGCTACCCTATATGTTAACGCTTCGGCTAAACTACGATATATGTAAAGACTCCCGTCTAATATATGGCGGGTAGCTGTATTAGAGCTTAAAGATGCTAATTTTTGAACACCAACTAAGGCATCGGGATTTGGAGTAGTCCCATCCCTGGCTTCATTCAACCCCGTTACGGATCGTATCATGTCAAGATAATGGTTATAGTTTGTAATTAACATTTGAGTCTTAGAGGCCCCTGAATTAGAGGTTAATTCTTTAATAGGAATTTTGCCTTGATTATAATCGCCATCTTGAGTATAACTTCTCCCGATAACGCTACCTGTTTGAAAATACATACGCAAAGCATCTTCAGGGTTATAAGCTGCTCCCGTACCAAGATCTACCTCATTAAGCCCATCTGCATCTATATATACTCCATCAGGAACTACTTTTGCAATAACTTGTTGTAATTTTAAATGTGTAATCTGAATAAGATCAGCAAATGGAATCATTCTCCTCACTAAAGACTCTATAACTCCTTTATACATTCTAGGTGCACAAGCTACATAATTAGGTATTGCGTGTTGAGACGCAGACTTTGGCCTAACCATGTTTTCAGCTAAATCCCATCTTAGAATTATATCTGTTCCCATAACCATAACACCATCATACCACACGTCTATAGTCTTTTCTATTTTTTCAAAATTGCCTTCTTCTAGCATTTCTTCAGGAGGATTGAAAGTATCGTCTTTCTCAATCATTTTTGTTGCTCCAGTTTCTGAGATTTTTTTCTTGTATACTATTTTTTTGGTAGACTTGTAATTAAAATACATTAAGGTACATGTATCTCTATAAAATATATCATTCTCATAATACTGAGCCGTATTATAATAATCATACCAGCTTTGACTATACTTAGATATTTTTTCCATATCTTCTTTACTTAAAGACGGATCAATCTTTACAAGCTCTGTCATAGCAACGGTCTTGATCTCACCCCAATAAAAACAATCTTTAAAGTGAGGGTCTTCGGTATAACTGTATACCACATTAGCAGGGTCAACATATGAAACCTTAACTCCTGCACCGGGAAGAAATTCATGCTTTGCAATCCCAATTCCTACAACCATCTGATCGTAGTCAATTCTTTTACGAATATCTTCATAATGATTTTCAGCAAACATTGTATCAATCGCTTCTTCTTCTGCAATTTCTATAGCAGGCTTATAATTTAAATTCATATACAAAGAAAGCTCTTCGTCAGAAGAAGGTAGATCATCAGGATTCATTGTAAAAGGATTTACACCGGTGGCCTCTTGAAGAGTCTGAAGAGGCTCTTTAGCCGCCATTTGCCCCTCTATCATATTTTGATACTTACTTCTTTTGGCCTGTGACAACGCGTCTTGAGCATAGGCTTTTACTTTGAAAATTCTTTCAGACATCCCATTCACTACAACGTCTACAAATTTTGGTAAAATAGGAACAGGCGTCCAGTCAAGATTTAAATAAGACAAGTCACCGTCTATTGAAAGTTCGTTTTTATATTTGGCAATAGACTGCTCCCCTCTAGCGTATAGTCTTAATCTGTTAAAATCTCTCCATTGACTATAATATCTACAGCCATTTGAATCCTTTCTAAACCATTCGTATTGTATTGCCTGCCCTATCTGTAGACCAAATTCATCAGTCGCTTTTTCTGCGTCCGAAGAAAATTGACTCGGAAAACCTACAGATGAAATGTTTATTTTAACTTCTTTCATCTAATTAATTCGCTATAATTTCCACTATTAGTATATTTAGCAAAGTTAATACTTATTTTCGATTGTTTTTCTATAGGTAAATATAGGGATTTTTGATTTGCCATTATTGCTAGCCCCGAACTAATACTAGCGTCGTACTGAGTTCTATTGTTAATATCAAATCTAGACCAATCCTCAAGAGTCCTAGTAAAATACATACTTCCCATGTCTGACGCATTTCTATTGGCGTTATCAATCTCAATGCCTACATGTTTTTCTATATAAGACTCTATTGCCGCAGCATGAGACTGCTTAACATCCTCAGAGGTATTCGGTATCCCACCCAGCTCTTTCTCTGTTTTAGATAATTTGTTAAAATGCTTATCGGGCCTATTCATGCAATATCCACGGTATCCCCTAATCTTAAAATGATACAATAATCTAGGCTTGTTGTTCTCGATTAGTATTGGCATACTAAAAAACACACAAGCCATTAACACCTCTTCAAAAAATATCTCTGCCGTTTGTGGTCTAGCCACATACTCTAAAAAAAACTCATTGCTAGGGGCCTCTTCCATGCTAAATTTAGTTAAACCATGCAACGCTCCATTAGAGCCTCTACCTCCTACTGTGCCTGATATATCATAAGAATCACAGCCAAAAGCACCTACATGTTCATTAAGTGGATATTTAACTCCATTTTTTACAGCATGTATGTTGGTTATGTTTTTATTGGGCATCCAAGAAACTTTAAATCTACCTTTAGGGTCTGGAGTAAATATAACCTCGGTATCTTTAACTCCATCTTTCCAATAAAACTTTCCCCTTGTCACGTGATGCTCAGTAATCAAAGAATCATTATAATCAATTTGCTGATATATTTTAGTTAAATTAAATAAAGAAGATTTGCTTTCATCTCTAAAAGCATGCGAGTGTGTTCGTGGAAACTGTCTGTAAAATTCGTTTAATGCATCTGGATCTTTTTTTAAAGAGTCTACTTCTGCTTGCCAATAGTCAATAGCGCCATTTATAATATATTCTTTATCAACCCCCATAACTGGACCCTCTGGCTTATAAAAAACTGGCCATCCATGCTTATCAATAAAACCTTCCATGTTCCATTCCATGGGAATAAAAAGAGAATACATTCCACTTTTAGTTTGACCGTTAATATTTCTAGTAGAAAGATCAGAGTCTTCAAATAACTTTTTGAAGTTTGCCCCTCCTTTGCTTAATGCATTTGATGTAGATCCCATCATGCACTTTCCAATTATTTTACTTCCCAACCTTAAACAAGTCTTTGTTACTCTCCAGTTATTTAAAATATTATTAGGCTTTATCCATTTACCACTCTCATCGTGTACTAACAGCAATAACTTTTCACCATCATAAGAGTTTTCATCTGTATTCTTCCAGTCAATTGTAGTGTCTAAACCATACAGTTCATCGTCTACTGCGTCGTACATGTTTTTTTTAGTAATCTTGGAAGCGGGGATTCTAAAAGCTAATTCTGTTTTAGGCTTGTCCATACCATCTTGTATGGGTTTAAAAAAGAAAGGAAGTCTATTTGCAATCGGAACAACCTTATCAGTAAACATTTTTTTAGCATCTGATCCCGTCTTGGATAAAATCCCAACCCTTGCGTCTTTAGCTAGAGTTCCTATGTTTACACATTCTGATGATCCCATAAAAGAAAATCCTGAACGTCTTATTTTAAGATAGTCTAACCCAAAGCATCTCTTATCTGCTTTGCATGCTTCCCAGTAAATAAAAAATATACGATTGGCTTCTCTAAAATCAGGGTACCCAATATCAATACTTGTCCATTGTAAGTACATATAGTGAGATCCTGTGATGTAGGTAGGCGTACCGTTGTTGTAAAACCAATGCCCTAGCTCTCTTTGATCAAACTCTTTTTCTATGTAATCCACCCATTTACTTTTAAAAGCTATAGGCATGTCGTTCCATTGAAAGATGGAAGAAATACGACTTAATTCTTTCGGAAGAATTTTTCTTTCCCAATGTTGCTCTGATTTTTCATCATTTTTTTTATATATATTTTCGTCAGCTAGAGGCAACCCAATTATTAAACCATTTATATTTATTATTTGTCCTAATTGTCCTGATTTAGAAATAATAATTAAATCATATTTTTCATTATATCCATATAGCCAAGTCTTGCCTCTGTTTTTTTGAGACATGGCTTTTTTAGGAATATAATCCTTTAAAGAATAGTACAGTCTATTTTGATCGTCGTTCAGCAAATCCTTGTTTTGTTTGTGGTGTAGTTTTATTAGCAGCCATATCTATATTTTCTTGTTCTAAATCTATTTTATTTAATATTTCAAATGCATCAAAAATAGCTAACTTTTTTGTGGCTGCTGCGTTTTTTAATCTATCCGCCGCCAACTCATCTTCCGGATCAGATTTTATTATGTTTTCTTTAGCGACTTTAATAAGTTGCTCCACTGCCTTTCGGCCAGCTTCTATAATTTGTAATTTTAATAGTTCTGAACTCATACTTTCTTTTTTAAAAACATTACCTGTAATAATCTAGAACTGCTACCTGTCCCAAAATTTTCAAATATATTTCTTGAATGAGGAATATTAGAATCAAATATAACAAGCCTATTATATTTTGCAAAAAAAATACACATTGGATTATCATAATCATAAAGTGTTGTTCCAGCTCCTGGTGGGTTTTCTTTATTTAAATACAATAAAACAGTTTTATCACCCATCATTTCGTCAGTATGAACAAAATTAGGTTCAATTTGATTTAGTGGAGATTGTCTCACAAAATTATAAGTTACATAATAATCAGGATATGATTTTTCAATTTTAGACTGAAGCTCATCGTTTTTTCTTATTTGTATTCCTTTAAAAAGTTTCTCCCCGTCTTGAACATCTTGAAATTTTAATTTTAAAATATCTTTTACATATTGATCCGGATCCTCAATCACCTTGTCTAATATTAAGTTTATCATAATAATAAAATTATTTGATGATCAAACATTCTATAAAGTTTTTGATCTCCTACTTTAAATTCATATTCGCTATCAGGTTTAAAACTAATCTTCATCCCTGGCAAGACGCCTTTGCTTATTAAATACTTATTAGAATATTTCATTTTGCCCATTAACGGTTCTTCTTTAAAGCGTTTAAATAAAAAAGACTCTTCTTTATCTATAGGTTCAACGAAACAATATCGATCATGACTATGCCATTCGCCTTTTTGTTTGTACATAAAAAATTGATCGTTATCCACAAAAAATAAATCATCTTTAAAATAACTTTTACCGCTTTTTTGCCTTCCTTTCATGTCATAATAAAACTTGAAAACATTATGATGTACTAACAAGGTGTCCCCTACTTTAATAGGACCCTTGTACTTTAAAGGGGTCTCAATAACTTTTGCGTTGCGATTTGAAAATTTATGATCTTCTTGAGAAGAGCTAGTGATAAAATCAACGCCTTCAATATTTTTAGTATTTGTATACCTTTTACCTTGTAATGGTTTTACAATAAAATAAAAAGGCGATTTCATTTAAAATTAATATTGTATTCAACAGACACCGGGATAGTAGATTTAAATTCCTTCCACAGTACAACCTCTTTATCTTTCTCTATCCATATCTTAAAGGAGTCAGTAGAAGTGTCGTGTTGTAATAAATGAATTTTGTATTGCCCACCTAGAACCTCTTGACCGGCTAAGTAGTGCATAGCTCCCGACTTATAATCAGGACCTATAGATATTTTTCTTATATCCATTAAATTTGATTTAATTAAAAGATAAAGATACAAATATTTTAACGGCAGTTAAGGGGTGTATTAATTGTTGGGACCGTTACCGTTCATTATGTTTGTTTTCTGCTTACTTCCTACAGAAGATCCAAAGTAGTATCCAATGACTTGAGTAAATGCAGCTACTACCGCTCCAAATGC